AGTGGTACTACTTATGGTGATGGAAAAGAGCTTTGTGCTACAGACCATCCAACTGTAGGTGGTGGTAACTTTGCTAACGAGTTGGCAACAGCAGCAGACCTTAACGAAACATCGCTAGAGCAGTCTCTGATTGACATCTCTGCTTTTATCGATGAGCGTGGGTTGAAAATTGCTCTGCAAGGTCGTAAGATGATTATTCCACCAGCACTTCAGTTCGTAGCTGAAAGGTTGATGGCTTCTAATCTTCGTCCAGCAACAGCAGATAATGATATAAATGCCATGCGTAACATGGGAATGATGCCAGAAGGCTATGTGGTAAACCATTTCCTAACTGATACGGATGCGTTTTTCATTAAAACAGATGCTCCTAACGGCTTTAAGCATTTTGAGCGTAGCGCAATCAAAACTTCTATGGAAGGTGATTTCGATACAGGAAATGCTCGTTATAAAGCTCGTGAAAGATACAGCTTTGGGGTCTCTGATCCTAGGTGTGTGTTTGGTTCTCCTGGAGCCGCTTAATATTAAGGGGGGATTATTCCCCCCTTTTTTTATTTAAATATCAACCCCCTTGTGTAAGGGGGTTTTTTTGTGTACGGTAAGTTATCCCTGACAGCTACATTGTGTAGCTGACACTAGCCAAGACAGGAGAAACAAATGGCTAATACTACTTTTAGCGGCCCCGTTCGTTCAGAAGGCGGTTTTGAACAAGTCACAAAAAGCGCAACTACGGGAGCTTTTACAACTAATTTAGATATTGATGCTTCGGGTAACCTTATAACCACAGGACATGTGGTTGGTCAAACTCGAATATACAGACAAACAACAGCAGATGGTTGGAATGATGGAGCGTACTCCCCAACTATTTCCCAACGAGGTTCCATTTTTCTTTTAGATAAAGATGAAGCAACTACAGTAACTTTACCTGCTGTAACTTCTGCTGATCTTGGTGCTACATTTACTTTTATAGAAACAGTAGCTTCTAACAATGCTCGTGCAATCACCACTACTTATGATAATGATTATTTTGTAGGTGGGTTAAATGTAGGAACAACAGCCGCAGAAAACGGAGGCGTTGGTTTTATTGTTGCAGCCGGAACAGATAGAATTCTTACTTTTGATGACAACCTTACAAACGGTATGGGAGCTCTTGGTTCTCACGCTACGTTTACTGCGATCTTAACAGGTAATACTGGCGCAGGTGGGGGAGCAAAACTCGTTTGGGCGGCTACTGGTTCAGTAGGCTCTGCAGATCCAAACGGTGACGGAACAGCAATCTTTACTTAATAGAAAAGAGTAGGAGAACGATACGATGTCAGGTTCTGATGTACAAGCTACCTTCATCGCTCCTGCTGTTGCTGACCCAAATGGTATATCTACTGTGGCTACGTTAGCTGAAGCAGGAAATCTTACTATAAACGGGGCTTTAGCAGACGGTGGAAGTGTTACTTTTGATCAACCTAGGAACGTTACTATTTTGAGTGCGTCTAACGATACAGGGGACACTTTTACTGTTACAGGCACAGATGAAACAGGAGCGGCTCAAACAGAGGCTATTACGGGGGCTAATAATGATACGGCTGTTGGTACAAAGTACTTTTCAACAGTCACTCAAATAGCCTGTTCTGGGGCGACAGGGGGAAATGTGAGTGCTGGTTCAGGAACAGCTATTGCGGCTCCTGTTTTTAGAGGAAGTTTACGTCTTAGGGGACTATATGTTGTGAATACAGCTTCTGCAGGAACCATTGCTTTTCATGAAGGCAGTAGTTCAGGTAGAGTCACCTTAAAATTCAACACAGTTGCTGATGCAAACACTACTTCTTACCCTGATATACCTGATTCAGGAATAAGATGTGTTAGTGGGAGCTATGTTGTTTACACGCAAACTAATTTTTCTTCTATGACTGTATTTTATGCGTAAGGAATCTTATGGCTACTACGAAAGATGTGAAAAGAAGCCCGTCTGGTAGAATTACTTATCGAGGAGAGTCTTTTTCAGGTTTTAATAAACCGAAAAAAACGCCAAACGGGTCAAAAAAGTCGGCTGTTTTAGCTAAAAAAGGTCCAAATATAAAGCTAGTGCGGTTTGGAGATCCTAATATGTCTATTAAAAAAGACCAACCTGCTAGAAGAAAATCATTTAGAGCAAGGCATAATTGCGCTACTGCTAAAGATAAATTTAGTGCGCGATACTGGTCGTGTAAGGCATGGTAGCTATGGATGCAAAAGAAGTGTTGAAATTGTTAGAAAAGCATGAGGCAGAGTGCGACAGAAGATACAACCACATAGAAAAAGTGTTGGATAAGTTGGATGTAAGAATGTGGGGCATCGTTGTGTTGATTATCGGTGCGGCTGTTGTAGATAAATTAATTTAATGACTATTTCGAGGAATCAAATGGCACAACAAATTAAAAAACCTGGACGCAAAAAACCTCCTGGACTGTATGCTAATATCAATGCAAAGAAAAAAAGAATAGCCGCAGGTAGTGGTGAAAAAATGCGTTCAAAAGGAGCTCCAGGAGCTCCTGCAAAAGATGCGTTTGCAAAAATTAAACGAGCAGAAACCCGCAAAAAGAGGAGATCAGTATAATGGCTGCTAAAACTAAAAAGAAAACACCTATGCCTAGACCAAAACCTGCAATGACAGAGGAAGAAAAGAAAAGGCAAAAACAAGCGGATGCAATGGCTCGATACAATGCTATCGACTCTGAGGAAAAACCGGAAAAAAGCAAGGGAAAAATGAAAAAACGATATGGCGGTAGCGTTAAGAAAATGGCTCGTGGCGGTAAAGTCAAAAAAATGGCTCGTGGCGGTATGGTCAAAGGTCCTTACAGTTAAGGTGTAGTTTATGGCAGTTTCTGGTTCTACAGATTTTGAGCTTGATGTAGCTGAGTACGTTGAAGAGGCCTTTGAACGTTGTGGTCTTGAAGTGCGTACAGGTTGGGACCTCACGAGTGCGCGTAGGTCTCTAAACCTGTTGTTTGCTGATTGGGCTAACAGAGGTCTAAACAGATGGACGATACAACAAGTTACTCTCCCACTGGCTACAGGAGTATCTATTTATCCTGCCTCTGAATTGACTTTAGCTGTTGCAACAGTAAATTCTTTTCAAGTGGCCGAAACTTTAACGGGGGCTACAAGCGGAGCTAAATGTGTAATTCTTAGCGCTCTTAGCTCTTCGGAGTTTAGTATATCAGAGCCAACAAACGGAACTTTTTCTGTGGGAGAAACGATAGCAGGTGCAACAAGTGGGGCAAGCACCACCGTTTCTGCTGTTGTTTCTTTGTCTCCTCCTCAATCTACAATAGATATATTGTCTGCTGTTATTAGAACAGGAACAGGTTCAGGGCAAACAGATATTGCTATAAGTAGAATTAGTAGAGATGCTTATATCAACATTGCTACTAAAAACAGCTCTTCTAGACCCACGCAGTTTTATGTAGATAGATTAATTACCCCTTCTATAAAACTGTGGCCTACTCCAGATAATAATACTTACACATTAGTGTATGATAAATTAACTAGAATAGATGATGTAGATAACCCACAAAACACAGTAGATGTTCCTTTTAGGTTTTACCCATGTTTGTCTGCAGGATTAGCTTATTATATTTCTCTTAAACGCGCTCCGCAACGAACTCAAATATTAAAGGCCGTATATGAAGAAGAGTTTGAAAGAGCGGCAGCTGAAGATAGAGATAGAGCAAGTTTGAGTTTAACGCCTAGTCGCGACTACTATACGTTTATACGATGAAGTATGCTTCTGGAAAATACTCAAAAGCAATTTGTGACCGTTGTGGGTTTGAATATCCGTATGGTTCTTTGCAAAAAGAGTGGAATAATTTAAAAGTGTGTCCTGAGTGTTTTGAAACAAAACACCCACAGTTAGAGCCACCGCCACCCCCTTTTGAACCAGAATCTTTATATGACCCTAGACCAGATAGACCTGAAGGGTTAGATATATATGTCGGGCAAGAGGTATTCCCACCTTTGAAAATTGCTTCCACACAAGCGATTACTTCTATCGGTAAAGTGGAGGTTGTTATTTCATGAGTTTTACATATACAACACTAAAAGAAGCATTACAAAATTATACCCAAAACACAGAAACAACTTTCCTTAACTCTATGGATATGTTTGTTCGGTTAGCGGAAGAGCGCATATTAAAATCTACTCAGCTAACTGTTTTCCAAAAAAATGTAACAGGAACATTGTCTATAGGTAATTCTTATTTAGCTGTTCCTAGCGATTTTTTATCTCCTCTTTCTTTAAGTATTACAAACAGTAGTTCATATGAATACTTACAGTTTAAAGAGTTAGAATTTGTTCAATCTTATAATCCGAACTCAGCAACAACAGGTGTCCCTAAATATTATGGGCAGTTTGATGTAAATAATTTTGTTTTAGCCCCCACACCAAATGATACTTTTACTGCTGAGTTGAGTTATTTTTACAGACCACTTAGTTTAACTAAAAGCCTTTATTTACTGAGTATGAGTAATGTTTCAGGTACTTTTGTTATAGGGGAAACGATAACAGGAGGCACAAGTGGGCAAAGCTCTACAATAAGTATTTTAGACACAAGCACCAGTATTACGGTTGAAATACCTAGCCAAAACTATACGGTAGGAGAAACGATAACAGGAGGCACAAGTGGAGCAACTGGTGTGATCACTTCTTTAGGTGCAGATACTACTAATAGTTGGCTTAGTGAAAATGGAGAGGTAGCATTATTGTATGCTTCTCTTTCTGAGTGCTACCTTTTCATGAAAGGTGAGCAAGATGTAATGACTATGTATAATCAAAGATACGCAGAAGCAATTAGTCGGTTGAAAAACATGGGTGAAGCGTTAGAAGTTACAGATGATTATTCTGCAGGATATATAAAGAAAGCTAGGACATAATGTTTACGGATAGTTTAAAATTGCCTGATGATTTTGCGGTAGAAGTGCATACTACGGATAGAAGAGGATCTACTCCAGAAGAAGTAGCCTCTATGTGCGTTAAAAAATTAGTTTTTGTTTCTGATAATGCAGAACCTGCTATAAGAGACCAAGCTCGTGCATTTAGTGTTCATATTGAGAAAGTTATTGCTTCTTACATGAAACAGGCGGTACAAAGTGATAGAACAACTGTTTTTAACGCTTTGGTAGACGCAGGACACCCAGAACTAGCTGAACTGATAAGGAGACTTTAATATGGCGTTTAATGGGAATTTTATGTGTAGCTCTTTTAAAAAAGAGTTGCTCTTTGGCGTACACGATTTTGATACTTCTGCTTCAGGAGACACTTTCAAATTAGCTTTGTATACTAATAGTGCTTCGTTTACAGCGGCGACAACAGCATATACCTCAGGTAATGAAGTATCTGGTACAAATTATAGTGCAGGGGGAGGAACCCTTAACACAATAGACCCTACTTTATCTGGTACAACAGCGTTAGTTGATTTTGATAATTTGGTTTTTTCAAACGTTAGTATTTCTGCTGTTAGGGGAGCATTAATTTATAATACTAGCCCTGATACTACTTCTATTTCTGTTACTAACCCTACGGTATTGGTTTTAGATTTTAGTGCAGATAAAGCGGCAAGTTCTGGTGATTTTACTATCGTTTTTCCTGCCGCAGATGCTTCAAATGCGATTATTCGGATTGCTTAAATGGCCGATGCAGTTGTTCCATATCTAGGTTGGGGAAGCCTTAGTCAAGCGTGGAACACGCAGTCGTGGAATACGGAGATAGTTCTAAATAAAACGGTTACC